GTATTTTTCCAAATCCTTTTTTCTTGAGTGCTTTTTTAGTTTTCAATGCAAATTTTGCTTGCTTTAATGCTCTCTTCATGTAGATGAGTTCTGCATCTGAGAACATTGTAGGATGTTTATCTCCTTCCTTCAGTGCCTTCTTTGCTATCTTGATCTGGTCTTTTAACCGCATCCCATTCAAATAGTTCTTTACTTCTTCCACTGAGTCAATCATTAGGTATTTTCCTCTAATTATTTAGGTACAGCAAATAGGTTGGATGAAATGGTAATCCTTTCTGTGTCTGACTTGTTTGCCTTAACAAGATGGGGATAGAATGATGGGAATATAATAATATCTCCTTCAGAAACAGTAGGATTTACTTCAAGTGATGATGGTAAATTAAATACATCATCTAAACCACACCTCTTATAATCTGAATGATCTTTATTATAGAAAGTAAAGGATGACTTATTAGTATCATCTAACTGATAGAAATAAACCATACCAAGATTAACTTGAGGTACTGCATGATCATGGAACTCTTGGAACTGTCCTTTACTATAGCGATTGACCCAAAATTCTTGTGGTAATAAATCAATTGCTACCTTTGGTTTGAAGTGACCAAGAAACTCAGTGATATTATCACTAGTATTCTCCATGAAACTTTCAAACGGTGCATCATCATTACATTCAAGACCATAGGAACTCTTCACATCACAGTTCCATCCTTCAGGAGATCTAAAATTCTTATCATCCTTTATAAAATTGCCTAAGGTAGATCGTATTGCTAACTGTCCTTCTTTAGATACAGTTCCACGATAGTACCAACGAGGCCCAAAGAAATCAATCATATATTATTTCCGTTTCAAATATTATACCATACTTAGTGGACTTTTGCCACAAAAAAATCCAGGAAAAAAATTTCCTGGATTTATAGAATCAAAAAGTGAATTTTGATTTAAGCAGTGCAAAGTTCCTTTTGAAACTTAACGCCACGGTAAGTCAGTTCTGACTTGTTGCAGCTTGACTGCTTTGACTTGCTGGTGTCGTACTTGACACCACGGTAAGTGACTTGTGCCATTGGCTTGTCCTCAGGTTAGGGTGGATAACCCGTTCCTTCAGTCGGCATGTGCGTCTTCGTGAGAAGATGAACGAATCCGTTCCGTGTCGGCTTACTTGCGGTCCCGTATGGGACTGAACGATTGTGTTAATATTAACACAGGTATATTATATAGTCAAGTAAAAAAGTATTGGTTGATACAGTTCTTAACTATTTCTTAAGTAGTCCGTGTGCTATGCCCCTAGCATGAGCGTTGTGCTCACACAATTTATTCATCCAGATTCTTTCATCCAGACTCACTGGTACACCATCAGTTGTAATCATTCTACAACAAATGTCAGTTAGTTCTAATCTATATGCTGTGCTTAACATCCTGCCAAATAAAACGAATCCTCTCTACCCTTGTTAACTCTCTTCACTAGAGCGTCATAGTTTCCATCAGGAAAAACTAATGACCTAGCAAAATCAAAGGCAGCCTTATACTTTACAAACTTAAAGACCTCATCATATGTCGATGCAGATACAAGAACACCATCACTATTCTGTCTTCTCATTACCTTCCAATTAGTTTGATCACCATTCTTGCAATAAAATATGCACCAATGACCTCTTGGATCTGAATCGATATCCATTACTTTTGTTCCTCTGATGATGGTTTCTTTCTTTTCTTTCTCTTAGGTGCTGGAGGAGCATCATTCCACATGTTAGGTTTCTGTCTACCTTCACTCTGCTTCAACCATTTAAACCCTTTCTTATAGTTATCATAGTAATGGTCAAATAATTCTACTTGACTATCACCCATAGCAATATCATGTTCTACCTTACCCTCCACCTCATATTGTATTAGGTATGCAGTGTAAGGTAGTTTCTTATCCTGTGCTAGTTTAGGATCACATTTTTCATGAATAATTTTCAACTTCTATTACCCCAAGAGATTTCAGGAAATGCTTCTTCAACACACTGTCTTGTAATCTTCCAGCGTTTGCCTATCTTCTTATCTTTAATAAGAGTTAGAACCTCTGCCTCTTTTGCGTGCAGTCCCTCAAGCAATTGAATAAAGAGAGTCTCTCTTCTTGCTTGACTTATGTTAGCACCACCTTTAAAGAACAGATAGAGTTTACGATACTCTTGAATGAGTTTCGTGTGCTCTGTTTCCTCTGGTGCATCGTTTGGTTTGTACGGAACATCACCTTCTGGGAGCATAGAAATCACACTCTCATCAAAATTAGCAATAAGAATTGACCTCAATGCTGGAGAGTTTAGTTCACGCAGAAGTTTTATCTTCTGAGCTTTTGTTTTCGCATTGCTTACCTTCTGTAAGACTTCATTCATTAATAATTGCATGTCATGTAGTATGTTTAGTTATTATTTATTCGAGTTCCGCATCCTCGTCATCTTGGTCAACAAATCTTACTCTTAATAGTTCATCGTTGATTCTATATCCCTCATCGTCATACATTTCAGGATGTAATGCATCTGTTTGTGCTGCGGTAACATATATGTGCTCACTGTATGCTTGTCTTGTTAACCAACCAACAATACCTCCAACTAATATTAAGAGTACAGATGTTGTGGCTGAGAAGTAAATTATCTCTGGTGTCATGATTCAACTCCAAACTATTGTTCCTTCTCCCATCTAAATTCAAAGTTGAAGTAGACTTTTCTTTTAAGGAGGTTAAAGGTTTTACTAATGTGTAACCCAGATGGTTCTGGTTCTGGTTCCTTCGGTTTCGGCCTCCTCATCATGAGTTCGACACCTCTATTTATTTTAAGTTCTTTCACTTTTTTTACTCTTAACTAATCCAATATCTAAGAAGTGTCTAGCAACTTCTACTAGACCTCCCTTTGGTTCACCATCAATGATGATCCAAGGAAAAGCATTTGCATCAGGATAGTCAACAAGAACTCTATCAACAGAGTCACAGTTAACTTCTTCCCAATCATTAATACCTGCTCTCTTAAACAATTTCTTTGCTTGAGTGCAGTAGTGACAACCAGGAGTTGTATAGATTTTTATTCTTAATTTCTCTGACCATACATGTTCTTCTGGTTCTAAGTTACCGTGCATCGTATATAATCTCAGGGTTTGTAATGACTATCTTATCACCTTCTATAGTGAATTGCAACTCATCGTCATGATCCCACATCAATTCCTCATAGAGTGAATTTAGGATCCTCATGTCTTCGTATAAATCGTTAGCCATTATGGTTTATCAAGTAGCTGTTGTAGTATATATTTGTAGACCTCCACTATATCTCCTTCTCCTTTCCTAAACAAATCCTTATCATAACTTTTACCTTCTCTCCATAGCCGCATTCCATCAGGTGATAGTTCATCAGCAACGAGTAAATTTTTGTCAGCATCGTATCCAAACTCCAATTTAAAATCAACAAGTACGAGACCTATCCTACGAAAGATCCCATTTAGTATAGCATTAATTTCTCTTGCATGATGTCTTAGTAATGGTATCTCAGCACCATAACCCATCAAGTTAATCCTATCTACTGTAAGTAATGGATCATTCTTCTCATCATCCTTAAGATAAAACTCAACCAATGGATAGTCCATCTTAGTACCTTGTTCTATGGTTGTCTCTCTAACGATAGAACCAGCAGCAACATTTCTAACTACAACTTCTATTGGAATGATCTCTACCTTCTTACAGCACATGATTGCTCTTGGTACTGTACTAATGTAATGTGTTTTGATTCCTACCTCTTCTAATTTTTTAAAAAGAAACTCAGAAATTTCCATGCAGACTCTTCCTTTACCTTCAGGAAAATCTACATGCCTACCGTTACCAGCAGTAACTTTGTCCTCATATTGTATAAGAATCTGATCAGGGTCAGCAGTACTGAACACTGTCTTTACTTTTCCTTGAATGATTTCTGTATCAGACATCTTTATTATATCCTTTGCGTAGTTTCCAATCGGCATACATTCTACCAAACAACATACCTTCATGAGATTTAATAGTATCTCCTTTAAGAATTTCTTTCTCTCTGTCAGTAAGTTTATTATTCATGGTAAGATATTCCTTCTCCCAATTAGGAATTTCCTTTTTCATTTGTTCATTCATGGTTGACTCCAATCCTCATAAGGTGGTTCATCTTCTCCAACATAATGTTTAAAGTTTTCAGTGTCAAAATATGATGGAGGTAATTCTTTTATGTTATCGTATGCACCTGCCATCCTCTTATTATATTCTCTCTCATCTAATACTTCATTGATAAGGATCTTCATCTCCTTAGCAAAAGTTTCTGTAAATAATCTACGAGGTCTGACGATTGCTGGTTTATGTTTCGTCTCTTTATACTCAGGAGATGCTTTCCATTTAGCAAGGTCTTCTTCAGACATAGGAGCACCCATGCCCTGTGTATCAATTTTGCTCATAAAAAAAGGGATCCGAAGATCCCTTTAGTATATCATAGTGTCTGTTAGGTGTCAACCTACAGCAGGGGCAACAAGTGCAACCTCAGATGTCTCAGCAGATGCTAAGTCAAGTGGGAAGTTGTGAGCATTACGCTCGTGCATAACTTCCATACCAAGGTTTGCTCTGTTCAATACATCTCCCCATGTAGGAACAACTTTGCCTTGAGCATCTAAGATACTCTGGTTGAAGTTGAATCCGTTAAGGTTGAATGCCATTGTACAGATACCCATTGAGGTCAACCAGATACAGACCACAGGGAATGTAGCAAGGAAGAAGTGTAGACTTCGACTGTTGTTGAATGATGCATACTGGAAGATCAAACGACCAAAGTATCCATGAGCAGCAACGATGTTATAAGTCTCTTCTTCTTGACCAAACTTATAACCGTAGTTTTGTGATTCATTCTCTGTTGTCTCTCTGATTAGAGAAGAAGTAACAAGTGAACCATGCATAGCAGAGAACAATGCTCCACCAAACATACCTGCAACACCTGCCATGTGGAAGGGATGCATTAGAATGTTGTGTTCTGCTTGGAACACGAACATAAAGTTAAATGTACCTGAGATACCTAAAGGCATACCATCAGAGAAAGATCCCTGACCGAAAGGATACACTAAGAATACAGCGAATGCTGCTGACACTGGAGCAGAGTATGCTACACAGATCCAAGGTCTCATACCCAAACGGTATGAAAGTTCCCACTGTCTACCCATGTAGGCACAGATGCCAATGAGGAAGTGGAAGACTACTAATTGGTATGGACCTCCGTTATACAACCACTCATCTAGAGTAGCAGCTTCCCAGATGGGATAGAAGTGTAGACCAATAGCATTTGATGATGGAACTACAGCACCAGAGATGATGTTGTTACCATACATGAGTGAACCAGCAACTGGCTCACGGATTCCGTCGATATCGACAGGAGGAGCAGCAATAAATGCAACTATGAAACAAGTAGTAGCAGCAAGTAAACATGGAATCATTAAGACTCCGAACCAACCAACATAGATTCTATTGTCAGTTGATGTTACCCACTCACAAAACTCGCTCCAATTCTGCAATGGTGACTGTTCCCTTCTTTGAAGAGTTGTCATTGAATAAGAGTGCGATTTGTACTTGTATGAAAAGACATTATGACCCCGTGGTCTTGGTTAGGGGGAAGTAAGAGGTGAGATACATATCCTGTTTATACTCAGGCCCATTGTATCATCGGGGGGACTTATTTGTGTTCGGAACGCCCAGCCATCCTGCAATAGGAATTCATCGGTTCAGTCTTGCCCTTGCACCCCATGTATTTATTATATACTTTTGTTAAGTATTTGTCAAT